TCTTGGGCGACTTCAAGAAGGTATGCGCGAACCTTGCGGAAAACATTAACGTGAAGAACGCCTACGACATCGACACGAACAGCTACAAATACAGCGGTATTGCGATCTTCGATTGCACGCCCGCGATCGGTGAAGCCTTTGTGAAGCTGGCGAAAGCGGCGGAGTAATGGAGGGCTGAACGATGATGCTTGACAAGGTAAAGCTGGCTTTGCGGAAAACAGCCGCCGTATTTAACGACGAAATCGAAGATTATATCGCTTCCGGTATCGCTGATCTTCGGCTTGTCGGTATCAACGTTCCGGAAAATGCGGGATCGTCCAGCGAAACGCTGGGCGATCCCCTTTTAGACCGCGCAATTATTCTATACGCAAAATCCGAAGATAACTTCGGCGGCGAAGGAGAAAGGCACAGAAAAGCATACGATTACTTGAAATGTGCCTTGTCGCTGTCCGACGACTACACGGAAGGCGGTGGCGGCTAATGGGATGGAGAGATCAAATAACGCTGATTGCGCTTGCAGAAACTTCGGAGCGGACAAACGAACACGGCTTCCCTATAACGAAGCCGGAAACGGCGACAACGGTTTTCGCTGATAAAAAATCCGTAGGGTATTCAGAATTCTACAAAGCGGAGATGGCTGGACACGTCGCCGAAATTAAGTTTGACGTTTACGCAATGGAATATAACGGCGAAACAATCGCAGAATATCCCGTTTCGAGCGGGAAACGCTATCGCATTCTTCGGACGTACATTCACAACGACGGAGAGCTTATAGAATTGACACTTTCCAGCTTCCCCGAAGCGCAGAGCGCCGCAGAAGCGGAGAACAGCGCAGAGGAAGGAGGCGGCGGAAATGGCGAAGTTTAACGTTGTAGGACTTGACGATCTGGAAGAACGAATGCTTCAACAAGCGCAGATTGCAGAAGAAGCCGTACCGGAAATGCTTAAAGCTGGCGGCGCGGTAATGCAGGAAGCGCAAAAAGCGGAAATCCGGAAAATGTTTCGGAGCCGCAGAAGCACGGGTGATCTTGCCGCGTCGGTTATCGTATCCAAAATCAAGGAGCGGGACGACGCGAAGATGGTTGAAGTATATCCGGACGGCAAGGATCGGCACGGGGTACGCAACGCGGCAAAAGGCTTTGTCCTGCAATACGGGCGAAAGAATATGCCAGCGCGACCGTGGTTCACAGCGGCGAACACAAAGGCGGCTGACGCTGTAAACGCAGAAATGCGCCGCGTATGGGAGGCGAAGCAAAATGAACGTTGATACACTTGTGAAAACAACACTTGAAAAGCTGGGTTGTCCCGTAGAACGGCTGAAATACGACGGAAAGGCAAAAACGTTTATCACGTATCAGATTGTCGTATTGCAGGACAAACACTTTTCAGACGATGAAAGCGGCGCGGAGGAATTCACGTACAGGGCGGATATTTATTCCCGCGTAGATTATATCGCCCTTATGCGGAGCGCAAAGCGGGCATTGAAGGAAGCGGGGTTCTACGGGATCACGTTTGATCCGGAAGTGTTCGAGGAAAGCACGGGTTATTATCATATTCCCGTGGAATTTAAGTATATGGAGGTATAAGAATATGGCAACAATCGGTTTGCGCGACCTTTACCGCGCACCTATTACGATTGGCGAGGACGGCGCGGAGGAATACGGCGCGCCTGTAAAGATGGCGAAGGCAATTTCGGCGGAGCTTTCCGTGGAGGTTGCAGAAGCGATCCTTTACGCTGACGACGGAGCCGACGAAGTAGTGAAGGAATTTGTATCCGGAGAATTGACGCTGAACGTCAATGACCTTCTTCCGGTTGATCTTGCCGCCCTTCTTGGGCAGAAGCAGGACGACGACAAAGTGGTTTACGGAGCGGACACCGACGAACCGCCTTATTTTGCAATCGGCTTCCGCGCAAAGAAGGCGGGCGGAACATACAAGTACATTTGGCTTTACAAGGTGAAGTTTGCGATCCCGTCCGAAAACTACACGACAAAGGGCGACAGTATCGAATTTACTACGCCGGAGATCGTCGGACAGTTTATCAAACGTTCGGACGGGTTGTGGAAGGCGGAACACGTCGCTTTGCCTACGGAGAGCGTAGCGGCGGCGTGGTTTACTACGGTAAGAGAGCCGAACAACGCGGCGGCATAACAAGAAAGGGGGTACAGCGGGGAGCCGGAAACGGCTTCCCGCTTATTGTTTTATGAGTGCAATTAAAGACGGACGCTTCCCGATCACGCTTGACAAGGAAAGACATCTTCTTTTCAGTTTGAACGTGATTGACGAAATGCAAGACAAATTCGGCGGCTTTGATCGCCTTGATACGGCGCTTTCCGGAAAGGACAGCATTAAAAACCTTCGCTGGCTTCTTACCCTGCTTTTGAACGAGGGCGCAGAGGACGGAGAAGAAGAGCTTACCGAAAAACAGGTGGGCAAGCTCATTCATACGGGCAATTTCCTTGAAGTAAAATCATCTATCTTCAAAGCGTTTTCGATGGGAAACAACGGGACGGCAGAACCGCCCGCCCGCGACGATGAAGAGGAAGAGGACGACAGAGAGGACAACGAAAACGGAAAAAACGCGGCGGCGGGCAAGGAGTAATTGACCTTGCCCGCCTTCTTTATATCGGCGTTACGCTTCTTCGGTGGAGCGAAGCCGAAGTATGGCGAATGACACCGTATAAAATTTTAACGCTTTTTAGGATACACAAACAATTCAATCCGGATCGCTTCAAGCCGGAAGAGCCGGAAGCCGATATTGACGACATATTAGGAGGGTTGTAAATGGCGAAGGAAGAACAAATCAAATCGCAAATTATTCTTGAAGGCGAAAAAGAATACCGTTCCGCCTGTAAGGGTATCAACACTTCCCTTCGCGAAATCGGTTCGGAAATGAAGCTGGCGACGGCTGAATTCGGCGACAATGCGGAAAGCATCGACGCGCTGACACGGAAACAGGATATTCTAAAAAAATCGCTTGAAGAACAGGCAAAAAAGGCGAAAGCCGCAGAAGATGCCTTGAAGAAAATGCGCGACGGCGGCGAGGTGCGGATCGAGGGCCGAAAGGTGACGATTCTCGCCGGAGATGTTGGGCGGAGCAATTGACGGGATGGAAATTTAATGTTAAAATAAACCCTGGAACAAACTTCCGGCAAGCAAGACAGTATTTTTCCAAAAGAACTCAACGAGGAAGGAAGATAACGTATGTATCGCATTGTTACAAAAACAGCCTTGAAGCCGACCGTGATCCTGTATGAGATCGAGGCTCCCATGGTGGCCAAGAAGGCACAGCCGGGCCAGTTCATCATCCTGCGGG